GCATGTTCGTCGGGTGAGAACAATCAAGTACTTCTTGAGCCTTTTCGTTGCAAGCATTACGAATAAATTCAGCCATTGAGATGTTGTGGAACTCAGCAGCATCTTTCCAACGCTGGTGGTCTTGGTCAGTTGCACGGAGCAACACCTGCTTGGAAGCAGGGTCACCTGGCGTTGAACCAGTCTTTGACTTACGGGTTGGAGCAATCGTGTCTGCGACAGCATTCATCGCTGCCTCAAGATTGTCTTCAGTTGGTTCTACGGGGCTATCACTCATCTTCATCCTCCACGACATCTGCGTCGATAATATTCGACTCTACACCACTATTGAGTCCATTAGCCCCATTACCTAGCAACTGTGAGATTGTGTCCATAGGCAAAACGCCTGACGAACCCATGATTTCCAGCAACTTGCGGACTTCCTGTTCGGGGTCAAACGCATTAACCGCAATGGCTTTGTCGCTTGCACCAGCAAAAGCAGCACGAATTGGCTGTCCTTCACCGATGTCCATCTGAATGTTTAGATTTGTTTGTTCCATGCCCAACAACTTTGCTCGTTTGTCCATAATTGACAGTGCCGTCTGGATTGCTTTCATATCTGGCTCAACCGTCACCTCAGTCCCGTCATCCATGCGAACCTTGCGGTGTTGCGTGAGGGGCCAGACAGACGACTGAAGTGCATCAAGTCGTTCAAGTTCCATACGGAGAACTTCGGGGTAAGCCATCAAGGCTTCGGAGTTGAGTTTCTGCAACTGCCTTCTTACAGCATTGCCAACCGCAGCCGTTGTCATCGTGAAACGGCGGGCAATCTCGTTCATTGGTACGCCTGCTTGACGCATCTTGTAGATACGCAGGTCTCGTTCGGCAAGGAACTCCCTCGTCAAGCCTTTGTTTGAATTGCTCATCAGTCCACTCTCATAAACTCTAAAACTTCAAAGGGGAAAACTTTCCCTCGTTTCATTTTAGTTGGAAACTGACGCTGGTCTCTTGCGCCTCGGAAGTGACTCACATTGTACACGAATCCTTCAACTGAGGTTGGGTCAGGTGTCAGCGAAAGACCAAACTCAGGCCAGCGTGACCAAACGGCTGAACCAAAAGGTCGCAAATCTCGTGAACCCATCGACGAACCCAGAGGTGCGTGATGCTCCAACCAGAGTGCACAGCCGTAGTAGTCCCGAATACTGTCCAGATACTTCGCCACCTCAATCGCAACCGACTCAGATGTTCGCCCACCTGGGTCTACAAACGCTTTGTACAGCGGACCTAAAACAAGCAGTTGGGGTTTTGTTTTCTCTATTGCTTCTTCAATAAGTGCACGGTCGCTTACTTTAAGCAGGTCAATACCAGCAGGTTTGATAAGTAAGTCGGCTTCAACTTTGCTTGCATGACCAAATCGTTTAGCCGCAGCCATAATGTTTCTGGAAGTACGACGAATGATTCGTTCTGGGTTCTCCAAGTCGATTGTCAAAGTACGCACGGGTGGAATCTTCGCCATCGTGAAGGGGTGAAGTCCCGCAGATGCACACAACGCAACCTGTCTTGCAAGCATTGTTTTACCAACACCTTCGGCGGCAACAACAATTACTCGTTCTTGCTTCTCAATAAGGTTTGGAATAACCCATTCGTAAGCGTCGCTTTCTGACTCCAACAGGAATTCTTCCCAATTAACATGCCTTGCTTGAGAAATGCTGGTTGTTGTACGACCAAATGAGTTCATCATGATTGATGCACGGTTTATGCGCTGGTCTTCAGTTAAGTCATCTCGTTCAAACAGGTTGGTGATGCCACGAAGAAGTTCCGACATCGGTTCTTCCTCGGGACTCGTGTCCTCTTCGTGAGGTTCTTCAGCAACATATTCTTCGTCGTTTGTCAAGTTTGCTTCAGAGAAATCTTCAAGGTCGTCAAGAGTTTTGCCTGCTTCAATTACATCCGTAACATCTTTGTACTTTGAAGGTGGTTGGAACATGACGACATCGCAACCGACTTTACGCAGTTCGCTCGCAACATGAAGTGCGTGTTTGCGCCCAACTACATCGTTATCTGTAACAATTACGACGCTTGCGCCTTCAAGTGATTCGGTGTGAATGTCAAGCCATACTCCAGCCCCACCTGTTTGTGTTGTTGCACACAGTCCGAGAGCGACGAGAGTATCAACATCTTTTTCGCCTTCGACTATCCAGATTTGTTCGTTGTGTGCAATCGCATTCGCAACCTGCGGGAGTCTGTAGAGAACCCGCGGGACTTCGCCCAACTGGTAAGTCCACTCCCCGTTTTCATCTGGACGGCGTTGGCGGAATGTCTTCTTACCTTCGCCATCAACAAAGCGTTGCTTCTGGAACAGCAGTTCACCTAATGCATCTCGGTAGTCATAACTTGCGACAAGAGTGAGTTTTTGTGGTTTAGTAGGTTCAGTTTTAACTTTGACTCGTTCTTTTTCTTCTTTAGATTTGTCTGGGAACATATCTTCTGGTCGGATGTCCATTGCACTGCAAATGCTTTTCACATCGCAAGGAGTTCCTCTGTGGCAGGTAACAAGAACACGACCATCATCGCCTTGTCCAATAGAAAGCGACGGGTTCATGTCATCATTACGACACGGGCATCTTGCAGCCCAATTAGCCCCGCTCTTCTTAACTCCCTGTAACTTGGAAAGAAATAATGCAACTTCTGGTGATGCGTAATCAGCCATCTATGTTCCGCCGTCTCATGTTGCGTTGTGCTCGGCGGGCAGTGGAACTCATCCCAACCATTGCTGTGTCGCTAAGTTGAATCCCGAAATGTCTGCGCCTTTGTTCCCGTTCTGTTTCTGAAAGCCCGCCCCAAATACCATGTGTTTCATGGCGGAGAGAGAACTCCAAACAGTTGTCCACGACTTTGCATTCACGACAAATGGATTTAGCATTGCGTGAGTTTTGTTTTGCAGTGCGTGATGCGTCTTCTGGAAACCACCAGTTTGTTGGCTGACCAACACATGCACCAGATTTCATGTCAAAGAGAAATTCTAATTCGGACAAGTGCCCCCCGTTTCGTTGCCAAACTATACAGGCGGTACTAACAAGAATCAAATCGTCTTTGCTTGTCTATCCGCTTTCGGGTCACGAAGTTCGTACAAACCTCGTTTGATTTTACGAAACAAATCTGGTCTGTCAGTAATAAACTTCAATGCTGTTGGATAAGAGATTTCGCCCACAGTCATAACTTCTTGTGCGGTTACTTGCTCAAACAAATGTTGTTGCGTCCAGTCAATGATGCTTTGATACTTATCAACACGCTTGACACGCTTTTCATCTTCGGGGATTTCGCTCATGAAACGACCCCAGACTCGCTGGTCTACAGAATAATGCTTAAAAACATCATAAACTGGGGTTGTGGGATTGACATCGATGCAATACCCAGCCCTCATCGTCTCTCCTGCAATGAATACAAGTTCCGATGGGACACTGGTTGCGTTGCCGTACTTTTCTAGGAACTCAACCCATGTGGCTTTATGTTCTTGCTTTAGTTGTTCTATGTCTACTATCATTTTTCTCCTTGTTTATTTATATTGGTACTTTATCACATGGGTGTGTCGCTGTCAAATTTAGCCAAACGCTTTGCAACAACGATGTCCATGAACACAACTACATATCGTGCGCTCAAGTCACCGTTGTCATCAACTTCGGTAATCACCTCAACTGATTCAGGTGAGCATCCTAACGCCAACACGAGCCCCGCACGCAACTTACTTGACTCCAAGTCAGTCTCGCCATCTGCGTCAATGTACGGGACTTCTGCTTCTTCTTCAGTCCATGCTTGTGGCAACCGTGCAGATGACCTTGCTGGGTTTGCCAAAAGTTGAAGTTCTTGTTGTTTTTCTTCGGCGACGACACACCACGAACAAGCAATCTTTGGTGCAGAACTGGGACGCTTTCGTATCTCTACATGACCACAGGTGAGGCGATGTCGGTAATCAACCTTGCCCCATTCACCTGAACGCTCAATCTCAAGGATTTCACGCTGTGGGGCTTTCTTTAGATTTACTTTCACTTACATACAATAACAGTGACGCACCCCATTGGTACTGTGTGAATAACAACTAGAACACCGATTGGGGGTGAAAAAATGGATAACGATTTTCCTGTGGAGTGCTGTCGTGATGGCTATAGCCCCTGCAAGGGTGAGGTCGTCGTGCGTGCGATGGCAGTTGCTTACGAAATTCCTGCGTTTTGCGAAAAGCATTGGGCGGAGATTTCTCGTGGGCGATGAGCACACCCCTCCCCTTTAGACCCCTACTACGGTGGGGGTCTTTTTGCATTACTCGGTGAAGAGGTATTCCATTGCTTCCCCGACGGCTTTGGTCAGCCCGTCAGACCACATGAAGTTGAGTTGGTCAGCCCACTTCTTTGTTGCCCACGAGGGAACTTTTCCTGCAAGCAACTGCGTCTCAGTGAGTTGTTCCTTTTCCAGCAATTTGTCCAGAGCGTAATATGCCCTGTCTTGTGCCTCTATCTGGGCTTCTAGCCAGTCCCGCGCTGGTTTGTCGTCCCAGTCAGGCGGGGCTTCGGTGATGCCCTTTTCAATGAGAATTGCGTCTCTGACTGCTTTTGGTGGGAGTATTTCGTCCATTTCGGCGGTTTGCGTGCCTGTAATGATGAGGGCTAGGATGTCGTCTGGGATTACGCTGGAAATCATGAAATTAGCCTATCGGGTGTAATTCAGCCCGTCCAGACATAAATATAAATAAATCTGGATATGGCTTGACAAAACCATAAAGTGACGATACAATGAAGTTGTACTAATAAGGTACCTAATACCGAAAGGGGTAGACATGAAAAGAGTTTTATTTGCTGGTGATATTCACGGCAACAAAGCACACGCACAATGGTTGTTCAACCATGCGAAAAAGAACGAAGTAGATGTCATCATCGCCTGCGGTGACTTCGGCTACTGGACACACATGAAGCACGGACAGACATTCGTCAAGTTCGTCGCAAACCGTGCTGAGGCACTCGGTATCAAGTTCATGTGGGTTGATGGTAACCATGAGAACCACGACATTCTTGACAACCTTGTACGGGCTAACGGGCGTAACAACCCAATCCCTACACCTAACGAGTGGTTGCAATACATTCCTCGTGGTTGTCGCTTTGACATTGAAGGACACACCTTCATGGGTTACGGCGGTGCATGGTCTGTGGACTGGATGCATCGTGACCTCGGAGTGTCGTGGTGGAAGCAAGAACTAGTGAGTCCGTATCACATGGACGCATATGTAAGCGACGAACCAGTTGATGTTCTCATCACACACGAAGCACCATACGGAAAGGAAATCTCTTACAAAGATGAACTCCCAATCTCCGTTGGTCAGCGTGAACTAATCCTTGAACTACAAAACAAAGTCAATCCTTCTCTCCATGTATGCGGTCACCACCACACACGAGAGAACTGGCAAAGTGGCATCACTGATGTTCATGTTCTCGGCAGAGACACGATGGAAGACGAGAGTGTTCTTATCGTAGACTTCAACCGTAAAGAAGGTTCGTTCTCCGACTTCAACGAAGTAAGAGAATACGCAATCGTGGGTTGAGTAATTACCCCCCTTTCAGTTACTCCCCATTGAAATGAAACCCCCGTTGAGAAATCTTCGGGGGTTTTGTTTTTGGGCAAAAGAAAACCCCCATTGTAATTCTGGGAACAATGGGGGGTTTCTTTTTCTTGGTGACAGCAAAGTCTCCGAGATTTATTTAGAAGGGTTCATCATCTTCTGCTACTTGCTTCGGCTTAGCCGATGCTTTTGCTGGTGATGCTTTCTTGGTGAACTTGCCATCGCCCTCAGCCTTAGCCTTACGGGTGACTTCAGAAATACCTGATACAGAAAGTCCGATGTTGTCAGCCAGAACAGAAATGCGTGACTTCTTTTCTCCTGAGTCTTTATCTTCCCATGAACTCTGTTCAAGACGACCAGTAACGATTACTCGCATACCTTTTTCAATAACACTTGCTGAGTCCTCTGCAAGATTACGCCATGCGACCACATTGAAGAAGTTTGCCTTCTCCTGCTTCTCGCCATCTGCGTCTGTCCAATAATGATTGACTGCGATGCTGAATTCCAACTTCGCTGTTCCGTTAGCCAGAAACTTGAGTTCTGGGTCTTGTGTGACATTTCCAACAAGTGTTGTCGGTGATGCTGACATATAAGGTTTCTCCTCGTACATAGACCCCAGAAGTCCCGAGGTCTGGGATTTAGCATAGCACCATGTGGTATAAATGACAAATGAATATAAACGAAGCCCGTCTTCTTATCCACTCCACAATTGCTGACACTTTGGTGTCTTTGGGGCTTTCAGACGAGCCAACTGAAGAAGAAATTGAGCAACTTGACGAAGAAATGCGTGAAATTGCAGACATTTTGCTTGAAGAACTCGGTTTTTCAATTACTTCAGTAAATGAAGATGGTTCTTTTACAGCACATCTGGTGTTGTTGAACGAAGAAGATGATGACCAAGAATAAAAACTTCATGGTCAAGTGCGACGGTTGCGGGGCTACTTACGACCCAGACCGCGTTGAACACATCAATCTTGAGGGTCAGCCTCTGGAAAAATGCTTGATTGTTCCTTCCCCAATATCTCAGCAACGGCAATGGGAAGATACTTCTGACTGAGTTGGTAGATTTCCCTACGAAACTCGCTCATGGCTCGTGTCCCAATCACCTTTAGAAACATATTCTCGTCGTAGATACTCAAGGCGTTTAGCAGGTAGTTGTCTACATCGCTCCGCTCGGTAATGATTTCCAAGTCCCAACCTTCAATGCGTTGGACATAATTCATTAGCGCAATGCTCAGGTCAGTTCCGTACTGCCATTGCAAATCTTCTAGGGCGTTCTCCACTTCGGAATACATCCGCGCTTCCTTTCTATCTGCATCAATGAAAAACTTTGCTATCTCAGCAACTGCATTGATATCGACGAATGGCAATTCCGTTGGCTCGTACGAACCTTCGTCTTCGTCTTCATTCCAGTAATCGTAAAAGTTCATTTTCACACACCCGTCTAAATAAATCTTACACCAGAAACGCAAAAAGGGAGTGCCCGTTAAGACACTCCCTCGTTACTCGGTTCTCTTTAGAGTGAGAGAACCAACATCTGTGCTTCAATCTTTTTACGGTTGACCCAGTGGTTGTCATCCATTGACGCTGTAGCCATTGCTACTTTGTCATCATCTCGGTAGTGGTCAAGATATTCCACGATTGAGTTGTAGATGCTCCATCCGTTGTAGCCGTACTTAGCACCGTTGCGCTCGTTTGTGTACAAGCCACGAACAAGTGCGTTAATGTCTTGACGGTTTGCACGCTGACGGTCTGTTTCTTCCTTCGCAGGAACGAACACGCCATTGATGACTTTATCCAATCGTGCCGAAGCCAAAGGAACTGGAATAGCCAGCATCTGCTCCGCTGTTGCCTTGAACTCACGAGCCCAATCAGTAGAGATAGCCAACGCTGTTTGCGCATCCTGCATCGCTGTATCCACATTGCGTGTATGACGAGCAGTGAATGTGCGTGTTGCTTCTTGAAGTCCAAGAACGACAGTGTTGTTACATACTGCACGAATGTCCGTGTTCGCATAACGAATCGGCCACACGCCGTCATGTCCTGTAGAGACAACTAGGTAGCGACCAATCTTGTCGTTCACTCCTAGTGGGTCAATGATGAGTGTGCCCAAATCAATCGTGGAGAAGAAACGAGCACCGCCTCTAAGAACTCCGCAGGTATCGATGATTGCATCGCCCTTGCTCGCTCCTACAACTGCCAATGCACGCTCAAGTACTTCACGGTTCTGACGAACCTCGTAACGAGTGCCCACTGTTGCCAATGACTTGTAAGTGCCATCGCCGTTGTCACGGACTGTTGCCCGACTGTCCTCAATCATGACTGGTTTGCCATCTTTATCAAGGATGAAGTTTCCGTCTGTATCTACTGATGCAATCTTTGTGAGGATTACTTCGTAGTCAGCGCCTGATGCTTCAAGCATGGTGTCTACGGTTTGTAGACCTTTCATGGGGGTGCCGAGACGATGCCAAGGTACTTCCCTGTCTGCGTATGCAAAACGAGCCGTGCCGTCTGCATTGATTTCTAGGTCGTGAGCCATTATCTGTCAACTTTCTTTAGTAGTTATGTCCGATAGATTTATCGGATTACAGATAAGTTTATCTCATCTAGATAGATTTGTCAACTCCTAGATAAATCTTTATGAATTACTCCCAGAGGTCGCCGACCAGTGACCCAGCCCGCCGTCATCAAGCAAAGCCTTCGCAACCTTCAGATTGCACTCGGCTGTGAGTAGCGGGGCTAAGTTGCCGAACTTAGAGCCACAAACCCGTGCAGTCAGGCTTTTCCAAGTTGAATTGATTTGGAGAAGTCCGCTGTCGTAAGAGCGAACTGCGTAACAACGCTTGTATATGTCGGCTGGTTCTTTCTTGCAGTTACGGTAACTAAGCCCGCTTTTGTAGTTCCAGCCAATAACTTTCTCCAAGCAACGGCTTTCACGCCACATTATGTACGAAAACTTCTTAACAGGAACAAGTCCATGCGCTTTAAGTTGCTTCTCCCACTGCGGGCAACTTTTCACTTCAGAAACACCAACACTCTGGGAAGAAACTTTGCCCGAGAGTCCCGTGGCTTTCACCGTCGGAGTAGAAGAAGGGCGGGTCTTCAGCCACTCAACCATTCCTGCTTCGGTGTACCTGTCTCGTACTGGTTTGCGTGTTTTCCAGTTTGCACATTGCTTACCCCAATTGCTTGCACTGCGCCACCCAATAGCAGGTCGGAAGAAAGGATTGTTGCTTTCCCTGTCATCAAGGGTTCTAAATGTGTTCTTGGTTTGATAACCAAAGAAAGCCAAACGATTAGCAACAATGATTTGCTCTTCTTTTGTTGCTTTAGGTGGTCGAGAAGCGAACTCACGCCCCCCGTAATTAACCCAAACTGATTGCGCCATTCCCAGCCCACCAGAAAAGTAACCGCCGTCGTTCCAATCATGGTTGGTTTCGCACCAAGAAACGGCTTCCCAAAACTTAATGGAACCGCCCTTTTTGGAACGCAACTGAGTGACGAGTTCTGGGTGCATGGGATTAACCATCGTGATGTGCACTTTGTTTTCTATCGCGGGACTCACCGCGGGGGTTGCAATTGAGTGCGTTGTTGTTGATTCAGTAGGTTTAATTTCGCCTTGGGCTTTGGAGGCGAATCCAGTAAAAAGTAGTAATGGGATAATGGCAATCAGGAGTGCTTGTTTTTTGTTCATGGTGTTCCTTCAGTAGATGGATAATTCCCATATCGCACACAAGGAAAGTAGGTGTGGATATGCCTAGGTCTAATAAGTCATGTGTCAATTATAGCGATAGCCCCGCAATATGCAAGTAAAAAACTACGCTGGGGTGTTAGATAATGGCTCAAACCCACTTATTTAGCGGGTAAATAACTCATTAAATTGTTAGATATTTTGCCTCAAAAGGGGGTTTCAGTAAAGTTTTCCACGAATGTGACATAGGTTTTGCTTGCACGGAATAACTCCTCCGTTCCACCCGCGGTTGCTTCCAACCATTCATCTAAGTGCTCTTTGTATGAGTCGGAGTCCAAGTAAACCTCTTCGGCTTGGTAATACCGTTCTTCTGCTTTGCAAGCATCTTGGTATGGCTTTTCAAGCCACTGGTCGTATCCCATTAGTTGAATACCTTTCCATACTTCTGCAGAAGGACTGCAAGCCCCTGTTCTGTTGGGACATCCAACACATAACACCATTCACGGAAAGCATCTTGGTCTTGGATAAAAGATGAGCCAGTCTCGTGACGAAACAACTTGAACGCTTTCTTAACTTCTGTACTGCTTGAGTTCAGCCACCAGTAGTAGTGCTGAAAGCGGGGGTCTAAATACTTGCTCATTAGAAACAATCCTCTCCATCGTAAATATCGCGAGGGTCTGATGGTTCAAACCACGCACGACCATTCGCTAAACAAAGTTCGCCGTATTCACCTGCGGTATGACCTGCTCCGTCACACACTGTGCAATACACCATGAGTGAATCTTGATACGCCTCATCTGCTTTGAGCACTTCCAAACAAACAACACAAAAATCATTCCATGTTGCCAACTGTTCCAAAGTGCAAACACAACCTTCGTGCCTCACTCTTACTTCTTCTACTTGCATGTCTTCCTCTTTCTATGTCCGACAAACTCACCCTGCGTGAGAATCCCTTTCGGG